TTAACTGCGGCTCTACTCGGCCTAATGGAGCGCCTAATTTGTTAAGCAATGAATATGGACTAGATAAATCTGGCTCCCTACCAAAGTATGAATTTAATACTTTTGTTCTTGCTTGTTGTGGAGTTGGAGCAAATTTTCCAGTAAACGCTGCAAGCTCTTCTTGCTGACGTTGAGCAATTTGAGAATCACGAATCATCTTCTGCATATTTAAAGCAGTAGAGGGGATCTCAGATGCTGACTTAAAGCCAATACCAGGATCACCACTTAACAAACTACCCAAAAAGAACTGTTGAGTCGCTTGCTTTTGCATTGATTCTTTTTCAGTATCAGTTAATCCCGTCAATGCGGCATCAGATAACAACCCAATATTAAAAGGCATAATTTACTCCTTAACCAAGACCCAACAAGCCAAGCAAACCTTGGCGTGAAGTAGATGATTGTTGTACACCAGAACCGCCACCAACATTGATACCCAATGCTTGATTGAGAATCTGTTGTTGCTCCAATGGCAGATTGCGGATCGCATCCAACTGATCTTGTGAGAATCTTTGTTGTACAGAACCTTGTTGTGCAAGTTGATTTGCTCCTGCAAAGCCCATTTGTTGGCCTTGACCTGCAATATTTGCAACTTGACCCGCAGCACCTAAACGCTGTTGATTAGCTTGTAATCCTGCCGCTTGATTTGCTAGATTAGCTTGCAAGAAATTAGCAGCATTAGCCAATCCAACTTGATTTCTAGATGCTTGATTAGCAAGGTTAACTTGTTGTATATTTTCAGTATTAAGCTGACCAGTTGATAAATCAATACCTTGATTAGCAAGAGCAGCACGTAATGCAGCATCTTGATTAGCTAAACCAAACTGTCCTGCCAATTGCAAGGATTGTTGAGTTGTTGCCAAATCTTGAGCTTGATTAAGTTGTTGCGCTTGCATCTGACGGGCTAAATCAGCTTCAGAAGCACGTTGTGCCTGATCGTAAGCCTGAGCATTTTGTTGAGCAATAAACTTCTGTGCGCTTTCTCCGTAAGCACGATTGGTTTCTGCCTCTGCTACACCTTGGCGAGATCCACCAAAAGCTTTAGCAGCAACAGCTTGAGCCGCAGTTTGCTGTTGTTGCAACTGTCTTGCACGTTCTAATTCTGTCAATCCTTGTTCTGTAACAGCCTGAGTATATGGGTTCATATACTGTTGAATGTTCTGGTTTAAGAACGAACCAGCCGCAATATCACGAATATTAGCTCTTGCTTGTGGAGCAATTGCACCAAGAGCCTCTTGCGCTACTTGTTGTCCTGTTACACCTTGATTCGCAACATCTCTAATAGTTCCACGATTAAGTTGAGCTGCATTAGCCAATGCCGCCTCAACATCACGGGAAGCTACTCTTTCGGGTTGATATAGTCCTGCACTTGTAGCTAAGTTAGACGCAGTACCAAGCTGACTCATTTGCCTACTATTAGGGTCTGCAAACTGGCGAGAAACATTAAAAGATGCCATTTGGTCAGGAGTAAATCCTGCAAACTCTCTAGGAGCTAGACCAGCGGCAACACCTTGTGACTTTTCGACATTAGCCAAAAATGCATCACGCATTGCAGGATCTAACTGCTGCTGACTTGAACTTCCACCGCCTAGAGACATATTATTCCCCTTGTATCCATTTAATTGCATCATCATGTGACGTAAAGTATCGCCACATATCCGTACTTACATCTCTCATTGCTTCTTTTCCTCTAAGCAATAAGACAATCATTGGTGCTATTTGTAATGAAATAATACGCAATGTGAGCGCATAAGCTCTGTCGTTGGTATTACCACTTTCAAGTTCTACAGAGTCTTGCCAAGCATTTATACTCTGAACCACTAAAGGCATTAAAAATGTCTTATTCTGATTAAAGAACTCATTTGTAGGTAGCGTCACCAGAGCATTCCAAAAGACAATATCTATGTCTTTTCTGCTAGGCTCTTTATCCTTGTCTACCAAGTCATCCCATAACTCGGCAATACTTGATAAAGCGACTAAAAAGTCTACAGCACTCTGGTTGCCACCAAACCATTCTAACAGTTTGGCATTCCTTAGTTCACGCCAATCTTTAGAATCATGGTCAATCATAATATTTACTATTAAAAATAGCTAGTTTTATCTCAAACTACCAAGTTTTCCATCAAACCTAATAGTACCAACTCGCCAATCAGTTAATCTAACTCCCTCAATCTTGGCTGCTACTTGCCTTCCGCTTATGCGTACTGAAGTAGGATTTGCCATTGAATATGGGCCATGGTTGTATTCTGTTGAATTAGGATAAAACTTGGTGCTAAACCTAACCTGAACATCGCCTGCAGTCTTTTCATCAGGAACTAATCCTGTCAGACTCATGGTTCTGTCTCCATTTCCTAGCTCTACTGGTCCTGACTCAGCAAACAATGTTTGTCCATCATAAGCAAAACCAATTTCATGCTCATAGACGTACCCGTCTGTAGAAACCATAATTGGGTTATTAAAGATTCCACGATCTGTCCCACAAGTACGTGCTAACGTACCAATGGCCCAATGATTCTCACGATAGTTGTAAGAAACGTAGGAATCTACTTCATTTGAGGCAGCGCTTGGGTAAAACCACCAAATCTCACCATAAGTAGAGTTATGGACGCAGTAAACCTTAGATGATTGAGTAGTGTTCATGTTACTGAACACATAATCTGATACATCTGAGTTCAAAGGCTTAACAAAACCATCGTATACCCAGAATCCTGATCCAGACATCCAAATACAAGCATTGTCAGTAGCGGCTACTGCTTGCTTAGAAATAACACCACAACCATTACCAACACGCTCAAAGCTATAAATGAATGGTGGGCCAATATAAGTGGCAGTATGTACATCCACATCAGTAAACAGAATGGTAGCCCCACGAACCCGTTTAGCGCACATTAAAGAGCCAATAGTGGTTAACTCAAAGTCACCAGCTTGATTAGTGGCGGCAGGAGTCCATACAGTATTGTTTTCTTGGTCACACCATTGAACTTTACGTGGATTACCACTTGCACCTAGTGCGAATAAGAATCGTTCTTGAGTAACAATAAGACCTGTACAGCTAGTTGGTGCATTAGTAATTGCAACCGCATCACTAGCGGTATTTAACTGCCATTCAAGCAACTGCCCATCTTTGGATGAACAAGCAACCAGATATTCGCCAAAGGTATCTAAGCTCCAAGTGGTAGCAGGGGTATATGAGCCTAAATCTGGTCTAGCAACACCATAGGCCGCTGTTCCATAAGTTCCATAGCCATAACCAATCTTTAGTACTGCATCTGCATCACCAACAGTAAATGTTGTAGGTGTAATGTCAAACAAAGTACCAGCCTCATTCATGGCATAAAGCTTTGAATGTGTACCAATTCCGATACGTCTATTATTGGAGTTATCACGCCAGTTAATCAAACCACGGGCTAAACCTGTCATTTGATTGGTGGAACGCTTCCTCCATCCACCTACTGGACGGATGGTGTTTTCGTACCAACGTACCAAATTTGAGCCGTTCCAACGGCCTTTAGACTGATATTCAGTCCCGTTTTTGTATACGCCTGGAGGAATTTGTAGTGGAATGTAAGCCATATCTGTATTCTATTCCCTAGGTAGGTTGGAGACAAAGCTAATTGTAGCAATTACAGATGGAATTGATGGCCTAGTTGGTGTTGAACTAGCAACGTAATGTTCAATATATGCCCCAACGTCACTTGTTCTCCAAACAATCTGAACATAATCATTTGCAGTTAAATCAACAAAGTAATTTAAAGCACAAATAGTATGAAATGGATCTCCAGCTCCTTTTCTTGGAGCCAATCCATATCTACTGTTAGATTTGTCAATGTTTGTACCATTTTTTCTAAACCAAATGTCTATATCTTGTGAGGCATTTGTTGTATTTATTAATTGAAGTGAAAATTGAATGTTATAAATTCCTGAGTCTGTAACATTAAGTCTTGAACTGTTTGATAAAGTGACTCCATTTGCGTAATCAGTTGTATCAAAAGTTATAGGGTAAGCAGTAGTTGTA